AACTCTGGGTCTTCTGCTGCTCTTATCTCTTGAGATACAAAGTCGTATGCTCTAAGGTTAAGTGCAAGACCTACGATGCCGATAGATGATGTCCACATACCCATGACAGGTACGAACAACATAAGGAAGTGTAGGAATCTTTTGTTTGAGAAAGCAATACCAAATATCTGTGACCAGAATCTGTTTGCTGTAATCATACTATAAGTTTCCTCATCCTGTGTTGGATCAAAGGCACGGAATGTTGTGCTTTGAATCTTACCTTCAGTGTAGATTGATGAATCTTCGTACAATGTATTCTGAACTGTCGCTCCATGAATAGCACAGAGTAGTGCTCCACCTAATATACCTGCTACACCCATCATGTGGAATGGATTAAGAGTTATATTGTGGAATCCTTGTATGAACAAAATATATCTAAAGATTGCTGCTACACCGAATGATGGTGCAAAGAACCAACTGTGTTGACCTAAAGGATAGATTAAGAAGACGCTAGTGAAGACTGCGATCACTGCTGAGAATGCGAGTGCGTTGTATGGCCTGATGCCAACAAGACCTGCAATCTCAAACTGACGTAACATGAATCCGATAAGACCGAATACACCATGAAGTGCAACAAAGTTCCAGAGTCCACCGATTTGTAACCAACGAACGAAACTTCCTTGTGCTTCAGGCCCCCATAAGAATAACAAACTATGACCCATAGCATCACCAGGTGTGGATACTGCTGCAGTTAGAAAGTTTGCTCCTTCAAGATATGAGGATGCGATACCATGTGTATACCAACTTGTAACGAATGTGGTTCCTGTGAACCAACCACCGATTGATAAGAACGCACATGGTAAAAGAATTAGACCAGACCATCCGATGAATACGAAACGGTCTCTCTTTAACCAGTCATCAAGAACATCAAACCAACCCCTTGTAGGTGCTTGTAAGGTAGATGCTACCATTAATTTCTCCTATGAAAAAGGGGTCAAGAAGACCCCCATGTTTATATCGGTTAAGTTATTAACCAATTGCAGGTGCTGTTAAAGCAACTGTTGAAGACTCAGCACATGCTAGGTCTAGTGGGAAGTTGTGTGCATTTCTTTCATGCATAACTTCCATACCAAGGTTTGCTCTGTTTAGAACGTCGCCCCATGTAGGAACGATTTTACCTTGTGCATCTACCACAGACTGGTTAAAGTTGAAACCATTGAGGTTGAATGCCATTGTGCAAATACCCATTGATGTTAACCACACACAGGTTACAGGGAAGATTGCAAGGAAGAAGTGTAAACTTCTTGAGTTGTTGAATGAAGCATACTGGAAGATAAGACGACCAAAGTAACCGTGTGCTGCTACGATGTTGTATGTTTCTTCTTCTTGACCGAACTTATAGCCATAGTTTTGTGACTCAAGACCAGTTGTTTCTCTGATTAGAGAAGATGTTACGAGTGAACCGTGCATTGCGGAGAATAATGCTCCACCGAACATACCTGCTACACCAGCCATATGGAATGGGTGCATTAGTATGTTGTGCTCTGCTTGGAACACGAACATGAAGTTAAATGTTCCAGAGATTCCTAGAGGCATACCGTCTGAGAAAGATCCCTGACCGAATGGGTATACTAAGAATACAGCGAATGCTGCAGATACAGGTGCAGAGTATGCTACACAGATCCATGGTCTCATACCTAGTCTGTATGATAATTCCCACTGTCTACCCATGTAGGCAGAGATTCCGATTAGGAAGTGGAAGATTGTCAACTGGTATGGGCCACCGTTGTATAGCCACTCGTCTACTGTTGCTGCTTCCCAAATTGGGTAGAAGTGTAGACCGATTGCGTTTGATGATGGAACAACTGCACCAGAGATGATGTTGTTACCATACATTAATGAACCTGCTACAGGTTCTCTGATTCCGTCGATATCGACTGGAGGTGCTGCGATGAACGCAACTACGAAACATGCTGCTGCTGCGAGCAAGCATGGGATCATGAGTACACCGAACCAACCAACGTAGATTCTGTTGTTTGTTGATGTAACCCATTCGCAGAACTGAGGCCAGCCTTTGATTATGCTGCCTTGTTCTCTTCTTGATAGAGTTGTCATTAGTAGGACGTTTGTAAGTAGGGCTCTAGGGTAGAGCGAAACTTATTTCCGAAAATCCCTCACTTTCGGATATGAAAGACGTAATTTATCCTCCCTATAGGTCTTGGTTTAA